GATGATCCTAGAATCGCACAAATAAAAAAGCAATTAACTGATATACAGACGCAACTTACTACCGTACAAGCTAATATTCCTAAAATTCAGCAAACAGCTGATACATTAAAACAACTTGTTACCACTGCAATTGGAATTAAATCGTCAATATCAATTGCGCAACTTGCAAACCCTGTTACTGCTCCGTTATTTATTGCCCAACAATTAACAGCAATACAAGATGCTACGATTGTCAACGCAATTGAATCATTAAAACAGTTTTCTGCAATACCGGCTTCATTAACATCTAAATTGCAAACTATAGTGCCGCCATTAATAGGGGCAATTACTAAAGTATCAGGAATATGTAATGGTAATATAGATAATTTAGAATTGCCAATTGATGTAATTGATAATGGCATTAATAACATTACTAATACTACGGATACTACTAATGATTTAGTTGCAACTGAATTTTATACTGAGAAAAATGTGTCACAATCAGATTTAGATGATCGGGCTGATACTATAGAACTATTATTAAGTCAACAACAAGATTTATTAACATCATTGTTAGAAGCTCCTAGTAAAGTATATCAAGATTATGGGATACCGGCAAACGATCTAGGAAAACTAGGAGATTATTATATTGATTTAGATAGCCAAACAGTTTATGGTCCTAAATTATCTAGTACTAACTGGTAATCTGATGTAAATCATTAATTACGATATTTATATATAAATTAATAACATGGATTCAAAAACACTTATAAAAGCACTTAAAGTAGCCGTACGTGAGGTTATAAAAGAAGAATTAACTGAGATTCTTCGAGAAGGATTACAATCAACACTTACTGAAATGAAACGACCTGTGGGTGTAGGAACATCGAAGCTTCGCACTCCTCCAACTAAATCTGTAAAACGTAAACCATTATTCGAAGATAATAAATGGGCTTCAGTTCTAAATGATACTGACCCATTAACGGAATCACAACCTTTGGCCATGAATAGTTTTAAAGAAGTAATGAACGAGGGCATGGAAGAAATTCGAATGACATCGAAAAATGCTCAAGGATTTGGAGCAATGCGTCAAAACATGAAAGAGGCAATGGGACTAGCGCCGGCTGCTCCGCAAATAATGGAAGATCCAGAAACCGGTAAAACATATGATGTTGCACCAGAAGTACAGCAAGCTCTTACTAGAGATTATTCAGCATTGATGAAAGCAATTGATGCTAAGAAAGGTCGATAATGGCATATCAAATTGAATCTGCTAATGATACAACACAAAAGAATGAAATTGGTTTAGGAGTATCATTCGGTGTTACGAGAACTGCATTGTTTTCGCCAATATATACTACGAATAAGCAGACTCATGAAAATTTAAAAACATTGTTGCTAACAAGAATTGGTGAACGATACTTGCAACCATCATATGGAACTAATTTATTAAATATAATTTTTGAACCTAATTTAGTAGATTTAAAACCTGAAATACAAGATTTAATTAGTGTTCCAATTAGTTATTGGTTACCGTATATCAATATTGATTCAATTGATATAACAACAAATGAAGATGATCCAAACATGAATCATGATGTAAAAATAAGTATAACATATGCAGTTGATAATTTTGCAGTTAATACAATTACGGTATTAGCAAGTCAATCTAATGTAACAGTAGAATAAGGTATTAAATGGAAACTAAAAAAGATGTAACATATATAGGAAAAGATTTTGGTCAATTTCGCAAGAATTTGATTGACTTTACCAAACAGTACTTTCCAGATACTTACACTGATTTCAATGAATCATCGCCAGGTATGTTGTTTATTGAATTAGCTTCATATGTAGGCGATGTGTTGTCATTTTACAGTGATAACAATTTAAAAGAATCAATGTTAGAACAAGCTTCTGAGCGAGGTAACATCTATGATATTGCAAAGTCTTTAGGGTATACTCCGAAAAATGTAGTTCCTGCGTATGTCAATTTGAATGTATATCAACTTGTGCCAGCAATTGGTACTGGTGCAAATGTTGCTCCTGATTTTAATTATGCACTTACAATTAAACCAGGAATGCAAATCAAACAACAAAATGGTACTGCTGTTTTTAGAACATTGGATTCTATTGATTTCACATATTCATCTTCCATTGATTCTACAGAAGTTACTATATATGAAAGTAATGATACGACATTAATGCCGATTTATTATTTGTTAAAAAAATCAGCTCGTGCGGTATCAGGCGAAATTAAAACGGCAAACTTCCCATTTAATACACCGGTACCGTATGATAAGATAGTTTTGCCAGATTCAAATATTATTGAAATTATCTCAGTTACTGAATCAGATGGCGATGGTTGGTATGAAGTTCCTTATTTGGCCCAGGATACTATTTTTGAAGCTGTTACTAATTTAGCAGAAAATGATCCAGACCTAGCTACATATCGGTCATCATCTCCTAGCTTATTAAAATTGAGAAAAACATCAAAACGTTTTATAACTAGATTGCGTAGTGATAATCGTTTAGAATTACAATTTGGGTCAGGTATATCAGATAACAATGATGAAGAAATTATTCCTAATCCGGACAATGTCGGTAATGGTTTAGCCGGATTTAGAAGAAATTTAGATGTGGATATAGATCCATCAAATTTTTTATATACTAGAACCTATGGACAAGCTCCGTCAAATACTACATTGACAGTTACATATACTATAGGTAATGGTATTGCTGATAATGTACCACCTAGTGTGTTGTCTGATATTAGTTTTATTGAATTTGATGATGATATTAATGCTACTACTAATGCCGGTACCGTTAATTTTATTAAAAATACAGTTGCAACATCTAATCCAGATGCAGCGATGGGTGCCAAAACTGCAGATACATTGCAAGACATTAAAAATAATGCATTAGCAAATTTTGCATCACAGAATCGTTTAGTAACACGAGAAGATTATATTGTTCGTGCATATTCAATGCCATCGAAATTTGGTAGTGTTGCAAAAGCATATATTGTTCCAGATGATCAAATTGCTCAGCAAGATTTTCAGGAATCTAGAATACCTAATCCATTTGCAATGAACATGTATGTTTTAGGCTTCAATGCATCAAAACAATTGGTTGCATTAAATCAAGCCATCAAAGAAAATTTAAAAACATACATTAATTATTATAGAATGTTAACTGATGCAATTAATATTAAAGATGCATTCATTATTAACATAGGAATTAAATTTGAAATCACAGTACTATCTAACTATAATAGCAACGAAGTTTTATTGAAATGTATCAATGATTTACGATCTTATTTCGATGTTGATAAATGGCAAATTAATCAACCAGTTGTAAAATCAGATGTAACAAATTTAATTGCTAATGTCAAAGGTGTTCAATCAGTTGTAAATGTCACATTTGATAATTTGTATGATACCGCACTAAATTATTCAGGCAATGCTTATGATTTAGCATCAGCCACAAAAAATGGAATTATTTATCCATCATTAGATCCTAGTATTTTTGAAGTTAAATTTCCAACACAAGACATTAAAGGTCGAGTAGTAAACTATTAAGGAAAATAAATGTTTAGAATATTTTATGCAGAAAAAGATGCAACGTTGTATGAATCAAGTCCAACGTATAATACAGGATTAGATGAGGTATTACAAATTGGTAAACAACTTGGTACCGACGGTGCTACATTGTTGAAGTCTCGAAGTCTTATTAAATTCGATATAGTTGAGATATCTGCATCTTTAGCAACATACGGAAAAACAATTAATGATTGTAAATTTATGTTGCAATTATATACTACTCATGCAAAAAACTTGCCGGCAGACTATTCCGTGTTTGCCAAATTAGCTGCGCAGAATTGGATTAATGGTACCGGCACTCAAGCATCATATACAACTGATGGAGTTACATGGGATAGTCCAATTTCTGGAACTGCTTGGATTTCTTCAAGTCAAAATCAACAAATTGGAACTAGTACATTGTATATCTCTGGAAGTGGTGCTGGCGGATCGTGGATGTATCAATCAGCATCGATGAGTTCATCAGCTGGTCTAATTACATCAGAGTCCTTTTCATATCGTACAACCGACATTAACATGGATGTGACTGATGCTGTGAAAATTTGGATGAGTGGTAGTGGAGGCGCTTCAATTCCTAATTACGGATTTTTATTGCAAATGTCTGATGCTGATGAAGCTAATGATGCAGTAACCGGCACTATTAGATATTTTAGTCGTGATACACATACTATCTATGTGCCTAGATTAACTATGTACTTCGATAATAGTGCATTTACAACGGGTTCGCTAGCTGCGGTTAACTTAGAGTCATTCGTAATATATAACGCTGTTAAACCGCAATATAAAGATAATGAGATTGCAAAAATACGTATTTATTCACGTGATAAATATCCTAGAAAATCTCCTACAAATTTATTTCCTACACAAACAGTTAATTATCTTCCTAATACTACTTATTATGCAGTTTTCGATGCCGCAACAGATGAGGCTATAATTCCGTATAATGATATTTATAATAAAGTAAGTTGCGATAGTACTAGTAATTACATTTATCTTGATATGAATGGCTTCATGCCAGAACGATATTATCGTTTAGAATTTAAAATCAAAGATGGATTTACAGAACAGTATATCGATGACCAAATTTATTTTAAAGTAGTTAGATAATGGCAGATACATATAATACAAACGATATAGATCCAATTACCGGGGCTCAACAAGCTCAATATCAAGTTAATGGAATTAATTATATTTCAGATAATGATGATATAATTCCACGTGATGCAGCTGGCAATATTATATTAACAGAATCTGGGTCTAACAATCCATTGTTAATTATAAACCCGGTAGCCGAACAAATTACGACTACTTCGATTATACGAGCTTTAGATACAGCCTTTCAATATTATAAATTCCCAGTATCAATTATTGCTACTACCAGTAGTGTTAATCTTGATTTAGATTTGAATATAGATTTAGCGATAGATACCGATCCAATATATGCTCGATACAAACCATCTCAGAATTATGAAATTGATCCTGATGCAATTGATCCGGACAGAGCTACAATAACTGGAACATTAATGGACCAAGTTGTTGAGGGCGTTAGTCAATCTAACACTAACAAATATACTATTACTAAAGAAATAAAAAATTCTGGAGCAAATTTACGTTTCCGAGTTAATGCATCATGTATTTTTAAATCGGATATACGCTGGTATCGGTATATCCGGAGGAGCTAGGTTTTCTGTAATTAAAGTTGGGCCGAATACACCTCTCAATACGGAGTATAAAATATTTACATCGCCATCTAGTAGAATCGAATTTGGCGAATTTCGAGATACTGAATTAGATTTAATTATTGCTAATGACTCATTTGAGCTAGGCGACAAATTTAGTATCGGAATGGGAGTTCAACAAACAGGACATGTAGTTGACGCGGACCAAACATATTGGGTAATTACCGATGCATCTAAAAATGTAGATGATTGGAATCAGGAAATTTGATACAATGTTAACACAATATAAAAATATCGAGCAAATTAATAATACAGCTAAATCTGTATCTGCAACCAGACTGCCTATTTTAAAAACTAGCCTTTTGAGTTACGATGCAAATGAGCGCGTTAAACAGATTCCAAAATTAGTTCAACAAACTAATGAATCTAGAATTGAGTTGCATGTTTATTCTGGCGATACTTGGCTTACTGGAAATCACAAAATACAAGTTGTACAAAAGATTCCAGAATATCGAGATAAAAATACCAATCAGTTAATTACATTACCTAGTCAGCCGGTTGCTATTGACTTATACAATGAATTTAATCAATTACAATTAAATGCCGGCAACTTCCGCATCATTGTTAATTTCTTTGAAAATTTAATTGGTAACTATGAACAACAATTTTTAACAATTGATGAGATATCTCCAGATCGTACTGAAGTTCGATTACGTGCAATTGATGCTACTAATCCTCAATTTTTAGAACAAATTGCATCATATATTAACACAGTTAATCAAACATCATCTACATATTATAAATCATACTTGTTAAATTTCAGTAGAAATCAAAATGTATTATTTATTAATAGTGTTGTAATTGGAGAATACTTATACGTAAAATTAGCAGAGCCATTACCAAACACATATGATGTTGATTTTAAATGTTGGGTTGTTAGAGAAGAAAAAGATCCGTACATTGATACTGTAGTAATTTATCCGGTATATACTGCTACACAATTTAATCGATTAGCTAATCCAAATTGGCAGGCAACTGCTACATATAATACATCAACAGAAACCGATTTAAAAAATTGGAATGATTTATTAGGATCATCTGTACAAACTTCACAACAGGTTGTCGATGCATATTTTTCCGGAAGTTTAGCTGGAGTTAAATTAAACATTGATTATTCTGATTTTAATAATTTTATTTTTTATAGTTCAGCTGTTGAACGTCTAGAAAATTTCAAATATAAATTAGGTTTATTAGAATATTATACATCACAAAGTATAGTAATATCACAATTATCCGGAAGTGTTGCTGCAACTAATGCAGCGGATTATGCTACTAC